TGGGCTTCGATGTCCGTGTCTTGCCGGTTCTCAAGACTTGGCAAGTGGAAGAAGTTCATCACATGGTAGACGGCGAACTCTTTACAATCTCGCTGGTCGATGCAGAGACGTTCGGCGTCATCGATAACAACGGCGAAGGCGAAGAACTCTACATCGACCTGGGCAAGTGGACAGTCGCGCCGCCGCCGTACTACCGCGAGCCGTTCGGATCGAAGACTATTGACATCCAGACGACCCAAGCACACAGACCCAAACCGGACAAAACACCAGTTTACAAAGGGCCAGCAGAGACGTTGCAGCTACCATTCTAAAAACGAGGGGGAAAATCAGTGACGAAAGCAAAGAAAGAAAAGAAGCTCGCTCCACCAAAACAGCGGCGTCTGCCGGGCGCAGAAGATCCCGCTATCGAGGAACTTGAATCTCTCGCAGAAAAATATGCGAAACTCCGCGATAAGCGGCAAGCGATCGGCAAACAAGAAGTCGAACTCAAGAACGACCTTCTCGTCGCGATGCACCGAAACAAAAAGACGAGCTACGATCACAATGGCGTCTCGATTGTCATCGTCAACGAGGAAGAAAGTGTCAAAGTCAGGATCACGAAAGCGGGCGAGGAAGCGGAAACTGAAGAAGAATTGTGAGCCAAAAGCCTTGTGCAAAACTCTGTTGAAAACTATGTGCACGGCTGTGGATTCTGTTGAAAACTCGGACGATCACTCTCTCGAAGGCATCGGAAAAAGGAGGCTTTACACAGTCATGCACAGGGCAAAGCGGAGTTTTGCACAAGCACAAGTCCAAACAGGTCAACAGATAAGCCAGATTTCCACAGATAAGCCTCGTTCCGACGACTACGGGTTATATTCTTTATGTATTGGAAGTATATATATCTCCAAAGTCTTAGCATCTGAAACCGCGCGCGCTTTGAAACGTCCAGAGGGATCGGTCTATCGCTGCAAGCTCGGCCACTGGCACGTCAAAGAGGCGCCATGCAAGTAACTCCGTGGGCCGAGATTCGGAGGATCGGCCTGCTTTACCAGTTGAAACGCCGCAACCGGATAGCGTATTGTGTTCGGCAATTTCAGCGCGCCGCTGGAGACAGGATTTGGAAATGGTAACGACGACAGCCAGATCGAAAAGGTATTTCGAGAAGCAGGGTTTCATCGTCGCGCATGTCGAGAAGTTCAATCACTACACCATGCGGCGAATAGACGTGTTCGGGTTCGGGGATTTACTCGTCTGCGAGCCTGATTTTGGCATCGCTCTCGTGCAATGCACGACGATGGGTCATCTCGCAGAACGAGAAGCGAAAATCCGCGATGAATATCGGACTTATACTTTCTTGGAATCTGGCGGGAGAATTCTTTTGCACGGATGGGCGAAGAAGGGCCCGCGCGGAAAGCGCAAGACCTGGCAGTTGACTGAAAGGGAGATCAAGTGAGCGAAGACGAGAAGCCGAAACAAGAATCAGAACCGCTGACGAAAACCGAAGACGGTTCGCTCGTCGGAGAAGTTCCAGACACGCCGGGATTGCCGGTTTGTCCACACTGCAATGCCGAGCCTTTGATGCCGCAATTTCGCCCGATTCAGATCGGCGCAGTCCGGGCCGTCATGTTCTTTTGCCCTGCCTGCAGAAAGCCTGTGCCGCTGTTCATGCTTCCGGAGATGCCGCAACAGGGGCCGAGAATCGTTAGACCGTCGTGAAAAAGAAACCCAAACCGCCGCAATGTGTGTTTTGTGGCCATGCGGTCGGGAGATTTTTCTGTTCGATCTGTCTGCGGCCGCTGTGCCTGAAACACACAATCGTCTCGAACGAGCAGGTCTACTGCAAAGATCACAAACAAGGATGGCTATGAAATATAAAATGCACCATCACAGTGGATTACCTTGCCGAAGACCGTGGGCGTGTAAAGAAGCTGGCGGCGATCCGCGATGCACTTGCGGAAACGATTACGGTGCGCGATGGGATCGTACAGGAAAGTGCCCTGTTCATAGTTTAGGAAGAAAGCTTCCGAGGATCACCAGATGAAAGAAATCTGCATAGTCCCAACTTGGGAACGCGATGAATTATTATTTTTGTGCCTCGAAGCGATCCGCAAAGCAGACCCGCGAGTGACGATAGCTGTGTTCAGCGACAGAGGCTACAAAAGCGATGACTTGGTGCAAATCTGCCTCTCTGCCAATGCGAATCTATTCATCACGGAGCCGCACAACTATTATGGGAACTCCTTCAACCTGATCTCCGGCGCGCGCTTCGCCATCGACACGGAGTACGAGATCGTGCATCTGATCGAAGACGACACCATCATCCATCCGAACTATCTCGAATGGGCGCGACGGACATTGGAAATCGGAGACTATTACAGGGGCGATCAGTACGCCGCAGTCTGCGCTCGCATTCCTTCCAAGCATCTAGCAAGTTGGTACGAGTCACCCTGTGCAAGTTGGAACGCCAATTATCTTAGAAAAGCGCTTTCGCATGTCGTCCCCGAATACTTCGCTACGACCCGGCAGGAAATGCAGCGCGTGATTGACACGAAGATGTTCCCGAAGTCTCGCTATGCACGCGGAGGGGCAGAACAGGATGGATTCTTTCTTCGATGTGTTGAGCATTACAAATGGAAGACGCGCTTCCCCGAAAAGCCTCTTGCTACGCATCTGGGCCACTACGGATACAATCGGCGAGGCTCAGCGCCACCGGAAGGCGATTTGACGCAGCGCATCGCGTTCTCGCGGGAACTTCTGAAAAACGAGCGCAAGCGAATCGAATTATTCGGGCAGGACATCACGGTCAAAGAAATGGCAGGTGAGCGCCAATGAAAATGAAAACTAGAGCTGAACTGTTCCGCAGGTGGCCCAAGACGGAGAGGGGCCAATTACGCAGGATGTTCATGCTCACAATCTACGGATTCAATCCCTACCCTAAATGCAGAATCCCGGGGATCGACATGCTGTTTCGAAAGGATCTATTGAGGCGAGCCTCTCGTGCCAAATACATACCGTGCTTTGAGCAGAAAACCAAACAGAGAAAGAAGCGGAGAAACAAGTGATTAGCATCTGTCTGCCGACCCGCAAGAGAGTCCCGCAACTGTTCCGCATGATCGAATCAGCGATGGGAACACGCACTATACCTTTTGAGATTGTGGTCTACGCTGACGACGACTTGGAAACACAGAGATTCTTGGCGAAATACGAGAGCAGCAAGCCTGCCGCCGATCTCGTATGCCTGTTCGGGATGAAGCGCAAACTTTCCGAATACTGGAACGACTGTGCAAAGGCCGCATCCGGCGACATCCTCATGCTCGCCAATGATGACTTGGTTTTCCATACACCGGGATGGGCCGAAAAGATCGAAGCGGAATTTGCAAAATCAGCAGACAAGATCATCGTGGCTCACGCCGACAACGGGCAACCGAACGCCTCAACTTTCTGTACGCATCCGTTTGTCAGTCGCAAATGGGTAGAGACTCTGGGCTATCTAACGAATCCTTCTTTTCAGGGCGACTACACTGACACCTGGATTTGGGACGTGGGGCGAAGGATTGACCGGCTTCGCTATCTGCCCGATGTCAAGATCGAGCACCTGCACTACACCTACCGCAAGTCAGAACTCGATGATACCTACAAGCAGAGGCTGGCTATGGAAAACAACAGCTACTATGCTAAGTTGTTCGACACAATGGCGCCGGAACGAGAGCGGGATGCGGAGAAACTTCGGGCGGTGATGGTCTAGTGGCCGCTTTCAAAAACAACGCTGGCATCCGATTCGGAAGGCTGATAGCAATCCGTCCCAGCGGCCATTGTGGTGCGAACATCGAATGGGAATGCCGCTGCGATTGCGGAAACACGGTAAGAGTCAGCAATAACAACCTGAAAAAAGGAACGAAGAGTTGCGGTTGCCTCTGGAAAGAAACCATTATCGCAGCAAACACGACCCACGGACAGGCACACAAGACCGGGGCTTATCGTTCTTGGGATGGAATGATGAACCGTTGTACGTCGATCAAATATCACGGCTATCACCGTTACGGCGGTCGCGGCATCACGGTCTGCGAACGCTGGATGAAGTTTGAGAACTTCTTTGAAGACATGGGCCCGCGCCCGCTTGGAAAAACTTTAGACCGATTCCCGAATCCGTCCGGCAATTACGAGCCTTCAAACTGCCGCTGGGCGACACCAAAAGAACAAGCGAATAATCGCAGACCGAGGGGAAAAAGATGCGGCGTGCAGTTGTCAGCGTAGGAACAGGGCGCTACTTGGAAGGGCTGAAGCGTCTGGAAAAAACAGTAAAACAATTCGACCCTCAATCACTATTCTACGGCTGGACGGAATTGCCACCTGATTGGCCTACTCACGCCGAAAAGCCTTATGCGTTTAAGGCCGAAGCTCTGAAAGTCGCGTCGAGCGAAGCAGAATTATTGTTGTGGTGCGATGCAGCCGTGGTGGTCGTGCGATCAATGGACTTTTTGTGGGAAAGAATCGAGAATGAAGGTTACTGGATACCTTTGAACGGTTGGCGCAATGCAGAATGGACAGCCGACAGTGCGTATGAGGATTTGTTTCCCGGCGTACCGTACGAAGAGGCACGAGAAATAAATAGCCGTTTTCCGCAGGTCGTAGCGACGGCCTTTGGCGTGAACACAAAGCATCCAATCGGCGCTGAATTCCTGAGCGAATACATTCGCCTCGCCAAGACGAAAGCCTTCTGCGGGCCGTGGTCGAACACGAACAACCCGAAACACTGGCCGCTAGACCCGAGCATGATGGGGCCGTGCGGCCCCCCTGACGTGCTCGGCCACAGACATGACCAGACCGCAGCGTCTCTGATTGCCTACCGTCTTGGAATGAAACTCGAACAGTGCCCAGGATTCTTTGGCTACAATCCTCCGGCTGAATCGGTTGTGCTCTGTGCGGTGGGCGCATGAGCATCTTTCGATGTCCAAAGGAGATTGTGATCCTGCATACGCAGATATTTCTTCGCTGCGAACTCCATCGCTGGCATCGTTCCGAATGCAAATTCGTGCGTCGCTTCGACGGCAATACGCTAGAGTTTTATTTGAAAACTCCGCCGCGCGATTCAATCGTCGGAATTAGCGACCCGAAAGATTCGATCCTATGAACCGCCTCGCCGAGTTTCCAGAAATCTGTCTGAAGCACTACACTTCTAGATTCTTGTGTCCGTGGAATCCCTACACGCACGACTATCTCGGCACGTACATGGAAGTTCTCGCGAATCGCGAGATCAAAAAGATTGTGGAATTCGGGCTTGGGCCTGCGGGACTATTCCATCCGAAGCAAGTTGCCGGCTGCGGGCTGCATATGTGGGCTGAGACTTTTCCCGAAGCTGAAATCTATGGGTTGGACTACGACCCGAATACGCTCGTTAATCACGGCAAGATTCAATCGTTCCTGTGCGACCAAACAAGCGATTTCCAAGTTGACCGCTGCGCCCATCTAATCGACGGCGAGATTGATTTCATGGTGGACGACGCTTCGCATAAAGGGCCGGATCAACTCCGAACGATCCTGGCATTTCTTCCGTTCCTGTCTGCCGATGGCGTGTATGTCGTCGAAGATGTTCTGCTCCAAGAGAATCTAACGCCGATGTTAAACGAGCGCGGAATCAAACATCGCGTGGTCGAGCTCCGCACGAATGTTTTGCCAGATGACCGACTCGTGATTATCGAAAAGGGGGAGCAATGAAAAGAATATGCGATGCAACCGTTTTGATATTGGACGATTTAGAGGACGCAAATCACGAAATCACGGACTTTGAAACTTTGCAGATTCCAGAAGGACGTGTCCCAGTTAGTCTAGATTTCAACATTTCTGCGCCGCTCGGATGGGCGACCCTTTACAGAGATGGCAACCGATTGAGGGCGAAAATGGAAATCGTTTCCGATATATCGCTCTGTCACTCAAAGAATACTGACAATCGAATCGAGCCAGTTGATCTATGAAACTCGTAAAACCAGGCGGAGAGCACACGATTGATCTGGACTTGCTGCCGGCGGTGCCGACCGTTTTGGATGTTGGCTGTCGCGGCTTTGCTTTCGATTACGACATTCTAAAATTCAGACCGCAGGCGAAGATCATCGCGCTTGAGCCAGACCCCGAAATTAAGAAGCCGGACGATCTTGACATTCTGTTCTACAACGCTGCGCTGACCTGCATGGAATCACCGACATTGACACTTCAGACCGGCGGCGACGGCGAAGGCTCCTACATCGTCACGGGGCCGGGATTCCCCGGCTACGACTGGCCGATTCACGATCATTCCAAAATCGCGCAGGTCACGAACATTTCCGTCAAAGAATTTTTCAAGGTCTACACGAAGTTCGATCTGGTGAAACTCGACTGCGAAGGCTCTGAATTCGGAATCCTCGAAAACTGGCCGGGGCCAATCGCCACGCAAATCTCGGTTGAATTCCACGACTATGCGAACCGCGCGCGCTGGAACACGGCATACTTTGTGAAGCTGTTTGCAGGGCCGCTGAAAGATTATCGCTCGGTTGTGTTCGGAGACACACCCATCGGCCCGACGAAGGCCCTAGGACATTGGGATTCGCTTCTGGTGCTCAACGAGGCCATTCGATGAAGACCGAAACAAGAGAGCATGGCGATTATCTCCTTCGCATTCGGGAAGGAAGATGGACGACGCGCTATACCCTTGCTGGAAAAAAGCAACTCCTCGACTTCTGTATTTTCCCAGACGGTGCTCGCACAGATGTTGAACCTAAAAAACAGCGCGATCCTCGATTGATTCCTACGGAGTGGCGTAAAGGATGAAGTGGCAAATCCTCATCCTCACGCAGCCCTCGCGCCGCGAATTCCTGCGCCAACTCACTGAACTACTCGAACCGCAGATTAAATCCCTCGGCCTGCGCCGCTGCGAATCGGTAGAAGTCATCACGACAGAATTCGATCCGAAGTACGACCTCGGCACCAATCGGCAGAAGCTCAAAGAGCAATCCGACGCTGAGTACATCAGTTTCATTGACGATGACGACCTTGTGGCGCCGGACTACATCGCATCGATTCTGCCGCTACTGGACGGCGTAGACCAGGTAGGATTCAACTTCGCGTGCCACATCGACCATGCCCCTGCTCTGATTGCTGAACACTCTCTCAAACATACAGGCTGGTATGTCGAGCCCGGAACCCCATCAAAGCCAGTGAAACTCTGTCGCGACATTTCGCATATGACCCCGATGCGCCGGGAACTGTCTCTTGCAAAGCCGATGTCTGGGGGATTCGGGGAGGACAGGCGCTGGGCAGATGCGATGCGTGGGCTGGTAAAGACCGAACACTACGTTGACAAAGTGCTCTATTATTATTTATCCCGGACGCGGAAGAACGACGCCAAAGATGCGAACGATCCCTGGCGAATTGAATTCCTTGAAAAGTTACAGGCGAAAGTGTAAGATGCGGGACGTCGCGCATCAACGCGACGCCCCTTGCACGTAGAGCCTCAGGAGGGCTCAAGCGATGCCGAACGAAATTCTATCACCCTACGATTCTTTCCTTGCATCCAAAGTTTCAAAAGCAAAGCCGTGCGGATTTGAAGTCGAAGCATCTACCCTCAATCCAAAACTATTCCCGTTCCAAAGAGACATCGTTCGATGGGCGCTCCGCAAAGGTCGCGCTGCGCTGTTCTGTGATTGCGGACTCGGCAAGACCATCATGCAACTGGAATGGGCGCGGAACATCGATGGGCGTGTTTTGATTCTGGCACCTCTCGCCGTAGCCCAACAGACCGTGCGTGAGGGTCGCAAATTCGGGATTGAGTGCGCCTATGCTCGGGCCTCTACGTTTGATCGCATTACAGTCACCAATTACGAAATGCTAGACCGATTCGACCCCGAAGATTACGAAGGCATTGTGCTCGACGAATCCAGCATTCTGAAATCCTTCGAGGGTGAAACCCGAAACGAAATCATCAACACATTTTCAAAGACTCCCTATCGGCTCGCTTGCACAGCTACTCCGGCGCCGAACGATTACATGGAACTCGGAAACCACGCGGAATTTCTCGGAGTGCTCTCGCGCACCGAAATGCTTTCGACTTACTTCGTTCACGATGGCGGCGAGACTTCCAAGTGGAGATTGAAACGCCACGCGACAAAGGACTTCTGGAAGTGGGTTTGCTCATGGGCTGTAATGATGCGTAAGCCATCGGATCTAGGTTATTCCGATGAGGGTTTCATGCTCCCAGACTTGAGATTCCACGATTTGACAGTCGAAGCTGGAAAGCCTCTGCCTGGGCATTTGTTTGCGATGCCGGCCGCAACGCTAGAAGAACGGCGTGGAGCACGGCGCGAATCGATAGAAGAACGTGCTGCAGAAGTCGCACGCATCGTCGCCACGAAACCAAATGAGCCGTGGATTATCTGGTGCAACCTGAACAGCGAAAGCTCAATGGCTGCGAAGATTGCAGACGGTACGGAAATCTCCGGCTCAGATTCTCGCGAGGAAAAAGAGAAACGGATGCTCGGCTTTTCAAATGGCGACATTCGAGTGCTCGTTACCAAGCCTTCCATCTGTGGATTTGGGATGAACTGGCAGCATTGCTCGAATGTAATTTTCTTCGGATTATCTGACTCTTATGAGCAGTTCTACCAAGCCGTCAGACGGTCTTGGAGATTCGGGCAGAAGAATCCAGTGGACTGCTACATCGTGACTTCCATGAACGAAGGGGCCGTGACCGAAAACATAAAGCGGAAAGAAAAGGACGCTCAGAACATGGCGAAGCAAATGGTTTCCAATATGCACGAGATCAATGAATCCGAGATCAAAGGCGACGTGAAAGTCAAAAAGCAAGCCCATAAACTCACAGAGGCAAAGGGGAAAGCATGGCGCATGATCCTCGGGGATTGTGTGGAAGCGACTCGACAGATCAAAACGGATTCTATCCACTACTCGATATTTTCTCCACCTTTTGCAAGCCTCTATACATACTCGGCTTCCGAAAGAGACATGGGGAATTGTCGAACGCATTCTGAATTCTTCGAGCACTTCCGTTTTCTGACCGGAGAACTGTTGCGAGTGACGATGCCGGGTCGTCTACTGAGTTTTCATTGCATGAATCTCCCAACCAGCAAACAGCGAGATGGCGTCATTGGGATCTCCGATTTCAGGGGAGAACTGATTCGCATTTTTCAGGACGCTGGATTTATCTATCACTCGGAAGTCTGTATCTGGAAAGACCCCGTTACGGCGATGCAGCGCACAAAAGCATTAGGGCTTCTTCATAAGCAAATAAAAAAAGATTCCTGCATGAGCCGTCAAGGGATACCGGACTATCTCGTAACCATGCGAAAACGGGGAGACAATCCAGAGCGCGTCACGCACACCAACGAGAGTTTTCCTGTTTCGGTCTGGCAGAAATACGCTTCTCCGGTCTGGATGGACATTGACGCAGGAGACACGCTGCAACGAGAATCGGCCCGCGAGCAAGAGGACGAACGTCACATTTGCCCCCTACAACTTGGAGTCATTCGTCGGGCATTGGAGTTGTGGTCTAACCCCGGCGACTTAGTTCTCTCTCCGTTTGCTGGAATTGGGAGTGAGGGATACATCGCCTTGCAAATGCAGCGCAGATTCTTAGGCATCGAACTCAAGAAAAGCTATTTCGAGCAGGCTGTGGCAAACTGCAAATCTGCGGAGAGTGCGTCATGCGGGCTGTTCGAGAACGAATCCTAGCAGAGTTATCCGAGCTTCAGGCAATGCCCGAAGGCTACCGGGACGCGAACGGCGGGGAGAAAATGCGTCGGCTTGGAATATCCGATTGGATGATGGAGGATGTCATCGTGCTACAATCCCTCAGAACAGGGATTGAGATCAGGGAATGAATGAACCCAAAAGGCCACGTCGAAAGCCTCACCGCTCCAAGATTCAAGCCGGGAGAAAGCGGAAATCCGGGCGGGAAACCAAAGAAGCGGCCAATCACGGACGAATACTTCGCGCTCGCAAACATAGAAATTCCGAAACCGATCTGCAAACTCCTGAAGATCAAATACATTCCGGGCCGGACATTCTCGCAAGCGAACGCGCTGCAACGGTTCATGGACATGCTGCGGAAGGACGGCTCGGGCCACAGGTCAGCGAAAGAAGTCCGGGAAGCGATGGAAGGAAAGGCTCCGCAGAGGGTGGAGATCAGCGGCCCGGATCAGACAGTGATAACCCTGAGAATCCTGAACGACCGGAAGCCCCCGAAATCCAACGGATAGAATATACCGTCCACAATCTGAATCCTTTTCCAAAGCAGCAACTCTTCATTGACTCCGACAAGAAAAGAAAAATGCTTCGCGCCGGAAGACGTGGCGGAAAGACTTCCGGCTCATCCATCCTCGCAGTCGAAGGTTTGGTTGATAAGGGAAACCGCGTGCTCTATGCCGTTCCCACTCAAGATCAAGTCGCACGCTTCTGGCATGAGATCGTTCAATCCCTCGCAGAGCTAATCGAGTTTGGCATCCTCAAGAAATACGAATCAGACAAGATCATCGAATTCCCCGGCACGGAAAAACGAATCAAGGCAAAGACGGCATGGAACGCCGATTCACTCCGCGGTGACTACGGCGACTTAATCATCCTCGACGAATTCCAGTTGATGAACGAAGACGCGCTGGATGTCGTGGTCTACCCGATGCTCGCGGACAATAACGGGGATCTGGTGCTGATCTACACTCCACCGCGTTTGTATTCACGCTCGACATCGAAGGCGACAGACAAGAGGCACGCCGCGAAGCTCTACAAAGAAAAGCAGAACGATCCCCGCTGGCTGTGCATGACTTGGACATCTTACGATAACCCGCACATTTCCAGAGAAGGACTGGCCGAAATATCGGTGGACATGACAGACCTCGGCCGGCGGCTTGAGATCATGGCTGAAGATGTGGAAGAAGTACCAGGAGCCCTATGGACGCCGGCGATGATTGAAGCGACTCGCGTGAACGACATTCCACCGGAAGCCTTGCCGCTGACCCGCGTCGTGGTGGGCGTTGACCCGTCGGGAAGTTCAACGAACGAGGCTGGCATAGTCTGTGCTGCGCTCGGCAAAGACGGCCACGGATATATTCTGGCAGACAGATCACTCTTGGCGCCGACTCCACGCTCTTGGGCGCAAGAGGCTGTTTGGCTCTACCACGAAAAGAAAGCAGACAGACTTCTCGGAGAAAGAAACTACGGCGGCGACATGATCCGGCAACTGATTCGTGAAGTGGATGGCAACGTTGCCTACAAAGACGTGACGGCCACACGGAGCAAACTTGTGCGCGCCGATCCTATCGCAGCTCTCTATGAAATTCCCCGCTCGGCGGTGCACCATGTTGGAGTCTTTGAAAAGCTCGAAGAAGAAATGTGCAGCTATGTTCCGGGCATAACTCCTGTTTCGCCAAACCGGATGGATGCGCTCGTCTGGGCGCTCACGGAATTATTCCCGCTCAATGTCAGACTCACTCTTGCAGAACAGCAGAATGAGGAGCAAGATGCCCAAGTGAAAGTCGCGCAGTCACAACTTATCAAGCCAGCGACGAACGAGAAGACGGGTATGTGCCCTGAGTGCGGATCGAAGGCAATCAACAAACGTGGGCCGCTGTGGGTCTGTGCCCAGTGCCAACATCACTGGGGCAACGCTCCGGTGCCAGCAGCGACAGGCGGGAGAACTGGCGTATGAAGTGGCTAACAAACCTTTTCGATCAGTGGTTTATGAGCGTGCCCGATCCGATCAGTGTGAATTCTGCCTGCCCTGCTTGCGGGAATCGTGGCTGTCAAATCCTGTTTGATCCGGCGGCGAATAAGGTCGTCCGCACCTGCAACACCTGCCATTGCGTAGTAACGCAACCCCCTATCGCTCCTCACTTGTTCGGAAAGTAACTTCCGTGCGATATTCTCCGCGTGGCTAACCAGCTTACGAAGTTCTTCCGCAACCCGATTCAATCCCTGTCGAATCTGGTAACTCGTCCTGTCTCGCGCAGCGATGATCTAAACGCATACTTCGGGCCAGGTGTGGAAGTTGCGCCGATTGCGCCGAAGGGCACAGAGCCTCGCGGCTGGCAATACTGGCCTTTTCAGAATCAGACGTACACGCCAAGACCGGATGCGATCTACACCGCGCAGCAGCTCAGGACTTTTGCAACGTACTTCGTCGCCAGAATTTGTATCGAAAATTGTAAGGACGTTCTGACTCAAATGCCGCGACAGATCCGCGCCGTCAAGAAACCCGGCGAGACAAACAAAGAGAGAGAGAAGCGATCACTCGGCGATCCGACGCTGAAGATGCTGAACGACTTTTTCGACTGCCCCGATGGTGAACATGATTGGGAGCGCTGGCTCAGGGAATGGCTCGAAGGCGTCTATGTCGGAGATTGGGCGTCAATCAACATCCGACGCAAGAGAAATGGCTCGATCTATCAAGCCCGCGTCGTGGATGGCGCTTTCATCAACCGGCAGATAGACGAGTTTGGCTATACACCCCAGCCGCCGCTGACTGCTTATCAAATGCTGTGGAGTGGTACGCCGTCAACTGTCGGTGGAATTCCGTACACGGATATGACGACCGACCAGTTGCTCTACTGGCCGCGCAACATCGTCCCTCGAAACACCGTCGCAAGCTATCTCTACGGCTTCAGCCCGACCGAGCAAGGCGCGGAGGAAATCCAGCTTGGGCAGAACCGACTGAATATGTGGGTGCTCTGGTACACCGCTGGAGTCATGCCGGATGCGATCCATGTCGTACCCCCTTCGATCACACCGGACAAGTTGAAAGAAGCTCAGAAGGCTTTGAACTCAGAAATGAGCGGGCAGCTTTACAAACGCTCGGGCGCCATCAGACTTTTGCAGGGATTCGTAGACAGAGAACAGCCTGGCGGCTCTTCGGGCGATCAATTCATCTTCCCGAAAGAGAAGATGCTGGCAGACCCGTTCGATGAGATGCACCTTCGCAAGATGGCCTTTCTCTACGGCTGTTCGATTCAAAGACTGATGAAGCAAATGAACCGGGCGTCCGCACAATCGAGTCAAGAATCTGCCGAAGAAGAAGGAACTCAGCCAGTAGCCGCCTCTGTTCGCGCGATGGTGAATTGCCTCATCGCGAAGTATTTCAAGATTGGGCCAAATCAATATGAACTGACTTTCGATACTCCGGTCGAACTCGATCCGGTGAAGAGGGCAGCAGCATCGAAGAGCGATGTGGACTCAGGAATCATCAGCCGCGATGAGGACAGAATCTCTCGCGGGCTTGACCCAGTAGGCGGCGACGCTGCGAAGCTGATGATCACCACAGCTATGGGAACCGTGCCCGTCAGCCTCGATGAACAGATGCAGCTCGCCCAGCAAAAGCAGGACATGGTTACGCAGTCGAAGCAACAGCAGGGAAACGAGGGCACGCAAAAGATTGAGAAGCGCCGTGTGCCGCGGATTGATCCTGGCCTCGCGACCCCAGACACGCACCAAGCAAAAGCACGGCTAGAAAACGAGCTGAAGAAGATATTCAAACGGCAAAGCGAGAAGGCCGTCGAAGTTGCCAGCCGTATTCTGAAGATGCGGAAGGACGACGACCCGGAAAAGAAGGCCGATCAGATTAACGACGCCATCAAAGACCAATGGAACAGCCTGCCTCTATTGGCGCGCGAAGCGTTGGAGCAAGCCTCGCTTGCAGGAATCTCAGACGGAATACTTCAGCTAGAGATCATGGATGGGAAGTTCATTTCCTCGGTCAACGAGATCGCGCGAGACTACGCAACGATGCGGGCCGCTGAAATGGTGGGCATGAAGTACAACGCGGCCGGTGAACTCGTTCCGAATCCAAATGCAAAATGGGTTATTTCGGATACGACCAGAGACAGATTGCGGCAACTCGTGACGAATGCCTTCGAGGAAAAGACTCCGATGTCTCGCCTCATCGAGGACATCCGAACGTCTGACGCCTTCAGCGATGCGCGTGCGAAGATGATTGCGAACACCGAAGTCTCGACAGCTCAAGTGCGAAGCAACTACAAAGTGTGGGAAGATGCCGGAGTCGCGAAAGTCAAATGGTTAGCTCTGGGCCCGGAGCCGTGCCCGATCTGCATAGAGAATAATGGACAAGTCAGAAAGATCGGCGAGAACTTCCCATCCGGTGAGAAGGCACCGCTGGCACATCCCAACTGCGAGTGCATCCTGACGGCGATAGGATTTAACCAATGATCGGAGTATGGCAAAACAAGGGCAGCGTTATCACAGGCGTTGACATGCCTGAACAGCCATCGGTTATTTTCGAGGGCAACGCGCAGATACTTTCTGGCAATGTATTCAAGATGTGGTACACGACCGGAACGCCGAACAACCCGGCGCAAGTCGCGCTGAATTACGCTGAATCAACCGATGGCCTGGCATGGACAAAATACAGCGGCAATCCGATTTTAGCTCCCGCCTGGGGATCGAGAGTTTATAAGCACGGCTCGACATATTTCTTATTTACGACGCCCGGTGAGGTATTTTCGTCCAACGGAATCAGCGTTTACACATCCAGCGACGGACTTACGTGGACACTGGCAAAAGCAAACGCGATAACAACGAGCGCGGATCTTTGGGAGAACAAATTCGTCTGCCAGCTCAACGTTTGCGCGGTGGTGAGCGGCATCTGGTACGGCTACTACACAGGAGTAAACAACCCCGATAATCAAAATTTCTACGGTGGGCTGGCTACATCAACCGACGGAATCAACTGGACGAAAGACCCCGGCAATCCGGTCGCGTCGTTCGATTCCGGCGCACTCTTGGACGGCTCAACCTACAACGGCTCCGGTAACTGGACGTTTGCCTTTGCGAATGGAAAATACTACGCATGGTCACAAACCACGCTGTTCGCCGGAAACAATGTGGGACAGCCAACCGATATTATGCGATGGTCTGCTCCTACTCCAAGTGGCCCGTGGACGGCTCTCGGTGTCGCTACATTGCCTCGTACGGTCGCCAGTGAAGGTGTGGGAAAACCGACAGGGCAAACCGCCGATCCCTGCATCCTAGAAGTTGCTGGCAAGACTTATATGTTTTATACAGCCAACGGTGCTGGGTCTACGTTTGATTACGCAATCAATCTAGCTATTGCGGATATGACCATCGCTGCCCTCACGCTGACTTATGAGGGCGTGCAGAATGTTCCGTCACCCGGTGGACTATCCCTGACCCTTAATCCTCTTGGCTCTGACAATTTCCAGCGAGCCGACGCCAATCCAATCGGCGGGAACTGGACACAGGCTTATGACGGTAGCGGTTGGAGTGCGGGTCAACTTGCAGGCCACCTATACGAATGCGCCACTGCAGGAGATCGAGCCGACTCTTATTGGAATGCAGCATCATTCCCCGATGACCAGTGGGCAACTATTAAATTAGGCTCAATCACAAATTCCTCAAGTTACGTCGCTGTTGATTTGCGCGTGGCGGGAGCCGATGCGGGTACCTTCTATGACTTTGCATGGGGTGGTGCGGCGACTGGCGGCCCCGGAACTTATTTCATGCAGAGATACTTCGCAGGTGCGCTAAAAACCATCGCAGGCGGAACCATGACCGTCAACGATGACGACGAACTGACCGCTGTTGTTATCGGAAGCAACATTCTTATCTACCAGAACGAAGCACTCATATTTATTTTTAACGATACCGATATTCCGAGCGGCGGTTCAGCCGGACTCTTGGCGCTTGGCGGATCAACTGCCAATGCCGCTACTATCTCGGCTTGGAAGGGCGGGAGCGTTCAAGCTGCGCCGCCAATCGCATCGGGATTCTCGATTTCTGGTAGTGCAGGAATAGCGGGAGCAACCGTTTCCTACAGCGGCCCATCATCGGGCTCAGTTGTCGCCGACGGATCGGGAAACTATTCGATCACAGGTCTAGCGAATGGCTTCTATATCATCACACCGTCTTTGGCCGGGCAGTCTTTCACTCCGGGCAGATCATCTGTGCTCATCAATGGGGCGAACATATCAGGCGTGAACTTCCGGGCAGTGAAGGGCGACCATCTATTCCTCTCGACATTCGGAGCGGTCATTGCAGCTCTCGGCGGGAAGTAGAATGTCACGTCTGGAAAGACTCGTCTCTGCGATTGAAAAGGCAGAGGATTCTATTGCTCGCACACAGACCAGGCTCCGCAGGCTTCGCCACGAAGCGAGAATGGAAATAAAGACACGCGCCGGTACGAATACTCTTTCAGCGCGCCAGGCTCAAGTCGCGGACATGGTGCGGGAACATTCAAACAAAGAAATCGCTGCCGCTCTTTCGATCACAATCCGCACCGTAAAATTTCACGTCTCAAATCTGCTTCAGAAGTTTGAAGTTCACTCGCGCAACGAATTGCCGTTTTGAGCACATTCACCCCATCGGACTAGGGCGCTCTGTTACCCTCATTCTCGTGGAACCGCTTCTAAAATACTTTCCGCTTCTAAAAGTGGACGAGTCCGCGCACATGGTCTGGGGACTCGTCACATCTGAAGCGCCCGACAGCGACAAAGAAATCTGCGATTATGCTTTCGCCAAGGCCGCAATCCAGAAATGGTCTGACGAGACTCTCGCAAAGACGACAGCCGCTGGCCAAGACCCTTCACTTGGAAACATGCGCGTCATGCACCAGCTCCAGATCGGCGGCAAGGCAATCAAGATCGAATACAAAGACGCAGAAAAACAGGTCTGGGTCGGTTCGGAACCTGCAAACGATGAAGTGTGGCATCTGCTCAAAGGCGGCTTTCTAACTGCTCATTCCATCGGTGGGTCGTACGCCTGGCGAAAGCCGGAAGGCGAATATGAACGCTACGGCCCGACGATCAATGAGATCAGCTATGTTGACCGGGGAGCCAATCCTGAAGCAAGTTTTTCGTATGTGAAAGCTGACGGCACAACCGAACTCCGCAAGTTCGCGAAGCCCGGCCCGGAAGAAGAAAAGATTCTGCGGAAGATGAAAGAATCGCAGATGACGAATCTATCCGATGAGGACATTGCGCGAATCGCAAGGTCTCTTGCTGAATCTCTCTCGAAGGGCGTGAAGTATTTGGTGCCAGATGGAAAGCATTTGCCTTACACCGACGAATCCGGCAAGCCTTCTCATTCGCACATGGGCGCAGCCTGGGCCGCTCTGCACGGCGGCTATCGTGGGAACAAATACGAAGGCCCTGGCAAAGAAGAAGCGATTGCACACCTGAAAGAAATCTACCGTCAAGAGGGCATGGAACCGCCGTCCTCGAAGGCGATTCTCGCGGAACTGGAAAAACTCAATCTTCTCGATGATTCAGAATTAGACACAGGCTTAACAAAAATATCCGCAGTTGTAGCCGAACTTATGGGAAAACTATCCGCAGCAAAGGAGCAAAGCCCGATGAAGCTAACCGCTGAACAGATTAAGAAATGCGCCGACGCCTTGGGCGTCACGGTCGAGGAATTCGAGAAGACCGACATTGTGGAAAAGGCCAAGCACGGCATCGCTGCGCTGCACTCCCATCTGGAAACAGCGAAGGCACACCACGACGGGATGATGAAAGCCCACGAGTCAATGGCGTCGATGCACGAAAAGCATTCTGCACACCTCGACAAGTGCATGAAGGCTTGCAAGGCCGTGATGGGCGACGACGAGAAGGAAGCGGATAAGGCGATTAAGTCTTTGCTCGCAGACCTCACGAAAGTTGAAACGACCGACGACAGCAAAGCCGGAATCAGCGCCGAAGAGATGCAGAAGCGCGTCGATGAGGCCGTGAAGAAGGCCATCGGGGAATTGCCGGAAACGCAGAAATTGCGGATCGTGCCGCGAGACAGCGGCGAACTCGTCAAGAGGGCAGAAGCCCGCGATGCAGTAGTCGCAGCGACATCGCCTTACTAACTTTTCAAGTTTCGAGTTGCTGATAATTCAGGTTCTTGGAGGATGGGAAAATGAATCGACGCTCTTACAGCGGAATGGAACGCGGCACGATGGGCACCTACGCCGGGCCGATTGCCGATCAGTACGTCGCAGACCAGCAAGCCGTCATGCGGAACAACGTCATCAAAGGCTGGCGCGACGAACGGAAAGAACAGCTCCGCAAGTATGCCCAGGGTGTCAGCGACCTCAAACGACTTCGCGACGGCATCAACGAATGGATTCAGTACAAGGCTCCGATGCGTGGCGAGCGCGTCGGCAGCGAAGCGGAATTCAACGCAGCGATGGCGAAGTACACCGTTGAATTTGACAACCGCTCGGCCATCGTGAACGACATGATGAAGGGCTTGGTCGAGGACTACCGGCAGCGAATGATGAAGGCCGGACTCACGACTTCCACCGGATACAATTTTTACGATTTGCGCGGCCCCGCATATTTAATTTACCCCGTCAACACCCCGATGCGGAACCAACTCGCGCGCTGGGGAAAGGTCAATGCAGGTTACGGCACCGCGGCCAACTGGAAATATACCTACCTCTCGCCCGGCACTTCTTACGCAGGCGCACTCGAAGGCGAGCGCGTTGCGACCGCTTCCCCGAACGAGAACAATGCCGTTGCGACTTACGCGGAACTGGGCGTTGAGCGATCGGTGACTTTCACCGCAGAATTTGCAGGTGAAGGGTACACCGATAACGTCGCAGACGAGCATCTTCGCGGCGCGCACGAACTCTGGCTGCAGGAGGAATCAATCATCTGGGGTGGCAATCCTGGCACCGGCTCCGGCTTGAATGGGTTTGCTCTTGGCACCGCCAACACTCCCTCGACTTCTGTGGCGGCTTCAGTGCCGGCTGGCTACACCTCAGACGGTGGAGCGGGATTTGCAGATTCAACTTTCGTCTCGGTCTACGTTGTCGAGTTGACCATGCTGGGCGACCCGAACAATGCTCAGTATGGTTATCAGGCAGCGCCGACAGTGGCAAACGGTCTTGTCGCCAGCTACACGCGAACCAACGCCGACTCGACGACCAACACGATCAAGGGCGGCATGGGCGCGATCAGCGCGGCCTCGAACGTATCGGAAGCTCTGACAGCCACGCCTTTCGTTCTAGCGAAGGTAGTCCCGAAGAAGGGCGCTTTCGCATGGGCTTGGTACGTGGATGTCACCGACGCCACGACACCGGCGAAGGCCAATGCTTATCTGACGGCGATCACGACCACGCCTTACATCTACCTCGGCAATGCGACACCTGGCGCGCAGACCGCGGCTTTCACCGGGGCGACCACCGACAATTCTTACGAAGTCCTGGACTTCGCCGGAATCCTCGCTTGGGCCGTGAACAACGGCACCGTCATCAACATGAGCGATCTGACCGCGACTTCGCCGGTAACAAAGGCGACCAATACCGGCTTGCTGAATCCCGGCATGGCCAGCGGACAGAATTCCGTTCCGGCTGTGGCCGAAATCGAATACGACCTCGAACAACAGTGGAACGTCTTGCAATCTGTCGCAGACGAAATCTGGTGTTCGGCAGATGTGAAGCGGAATATCCAAGCGGCTCTGTTCACGAACACTTCTGGAGTCCCTGCTTATCGGTTTGAAGTGTCTCGCGACTCTCAGGGAAACATCCTGGGCGGCTTCACGGTCAGCGGATACAAGTCTCTGTACTCGATGAAGGACACCGGCTCGGAAGAAATTCCGATCAGGATTCACCCGATGCTGCCGGTGGGCACGATGGTCTATCGCCGGAACACAAACCCATATCCATCTTCGCGGATTCCTGGCGTAGCTGGCATGTTCGTCCAAAGAGATTATTACGGCATTGAGTGGCCGATCACGACCCGCGCTTGGACTTTCGGGACTTACGTCCATGAGGTCTACGGCGACTACATCCCGGCGTTCTTGACAGTGCGGACTGGCATCACCGGAGTCGCAACTTAAAGTTTGTTCCCCCAGACAAATGAAAGGAGCCGCTCGCAATCGGGGCGGCTCTTTTTGTTTTAGCGGTTTCGTGGTATTGTTTCCGCGAATTAAGATCGGGAACGAGGGGAAGGCGGGGCGGGCTCGGCTGGCGCAGGGCTCGCCCTAAAAAAATTGACTCCCACGCCAAACGCGATTGACCTTTCAACTCTCCTCGCTGTAAAGCAGTGGGCTAATGCTGGCATCGTGCTGAACAGTTCCGCAGACATTCCCGCCTCGTCGCCATACGTCATCAACCCGAACGCTCAATACGATCTTGCAGTTTCTTACGCGAACGGAAAAGCTCTGGCTTCAGTCGCCACAGCTCCCTCAGCGGGGCAATACGTATTTTTAGATGGAGAGTATTACTTCGCAGCCGCAGATGCAGGGCAAGCAATTCTTTTGAACTATGTGAATCCCACGACGGACGATCAACAGATCCAAGATTGCATCACGGCATTTTCAGACTACGTTCTTTATCTGACAAGCCGAGGCCCGCAGAACGGAAGCTTCCCAACCGAATCGCCTTTTGTCCAACCCGTCCAATACGATGAAGTCTACGACGGCAGCGGCACACCAAGACAGCAAGTGAACAACTGGCCGGTCACCGCAGTCGCGTCTGTGAACATCAATGGCCTTGCAGTACCGCAATCAACGAATGTGAATACGCCTGGATGGGTCGTGGACGGAGACGGCAAATTCATTTCTCTGCGCGGGGGCATGAATCAGACAGTCGCGACATTTCAGAACTATCGTTCGCAAGGCGTAGGCTCTTCGTTCATGTACGGCGGTGGATTCTCGCCGGGAATCCAGAATGTAGAAATCGTTTACACAGCAGGCTTCAACGGCGTCCCGCCAGACCTCGAGATGGCAACGCGCAAAACCGTAGCTCTCAATTATGTAAGACGCGGCTGGATCGGGCAGAAGTCAAGAGCGCTCGCTCAGGGGGCCGGGACAGTAACTTACGGGACTTGGGAAATGGACGACGACTGTAAGACAATAATCTACAAGTACCGGAGAATGACGGGATGAAAATCGTAGTCTGCGATAGAGATTCGGTTTTTACCTTTGAAGCTGAAGACGCTGACAAGGAAATCGTATTCATCGGTGACGCTGCAATCGTAGTAGGGCCAGAAGATGACTTGGAAGAGGTGGAATCGTGAAGTGTTTTCAATGTGTCGTCCAGCTTGCGGGGAAAGAATCGGTGAGCACGCGCATCAAGGATTCAGTCACATGGTTTAAGGGGACAGCCCTTTGCGCCCAGCACGCAATGGAAGCAGCGGTAAAAGAATCAAAGCCACTCAGAAAGGCATAGTCATGTTTTATTGCAGACGCGGGCACATCGCACGGTGCCCGAAATCAGTATTGTGCGCTTGTGGTTCTATGTGGATCAACTTTCTGCGATGTTTCTTCTAAAACTAAACCTCGAAACAATCACCGACTCGATGCGAGCCAAAGGCCCGCGCATCATTGAACGTCTAACCTTGCAGATGACGCGCTCGATGATCGAAGTGCAATCCCACATCATCAACGAAACTTTGGAACAGTTCTTTGCTGACGGCGGCAAGGGAATCGCCGCATCAATCCGTGCACATCCCGTGAAACCTGCAAAGTTCGATGGATCGAAGATCACCGCCGAAGTGGAAGCGGGTGGCCCGCAGACGACGAAAGAAACTCTTGGCGGGCCGAATGCTGGGAAGGCGGTGGATTATGCAGCGGTTCAAGAAGAAGGCGTGGCACACTCTTGGGAGATCAATCCCGTTTTGTATGGCATCGCCTATTCGACGCTGCCGGAAGTGAGTCGTCGGGCTCGAAAAGGAGCGGGGGCTTTAGGTGGAGACGCCTCGATGTCATTAGAAGATAGACGTGCTTTGGGCGGCGGTTTGCCTCTGGCTCTAGCCTTTGAAGTCGGCGGCGAGACTGTTATCGTGCGACGAGTTATCCATCCACCTTTGCGCCCGCGGCCCTTCATGCTTGCTGGACTCACGGACATGGAGCCGAAGATCATCAACGACCTCAAAGCTGCGATCACCTCTGCGATTGCCGAATGAAGTTACTTCCCAATCCTCTGCCAATCTTGAAAGAAAATCATCCCCAGAACGTGCTCTGCTCTATTTGCCCAAAACCGGGAGATTGCTGCAAAGACTTTCGCTTGTATCAAAAAGGAGAGATCAAAACTTTCTGGAAGGATGAAGGGATCTGGCCAGTTTTCGATTTCCTCAGAGATATGCGTCTGCCATTTAATCCGAAAACAATCGACACAGAAAATATCAATGAAGAAGGAAAAGCATACATTTCATGGTTATTCGATTGCCCGAAGCTGTTGCCCGACGGTCGCTGCGGAATCTATGATGATCGTCCGGTTCTGTGCAGGCGCTTCATCGCCGGAACCGACACTCTTTGCGTCTTTGGAAAGATGGCGATTGCCGAATGAAAGTACCGGCGGCGGGAGTTGAACCCGCTACTTCTGTCCTCTTTCATCCTGTTCGCCGTGCACGGCTACAAAGGATTCTTCGCCATTGTGATGGCGCGATCACCGGGCGTATAGAATAACAGCGATTGCCGAATAAGACACACTCTCTCTAAAACTTCCCTGCGTTCCAAATTCCATCGGTATATTTTTACCGAGTGAATGTCCCGCGAAAACAAATTGCGACTGCCCTACTCAGTCTCCTTCAGGGAGCGAACGCGAATATCTCGCTCGGCTCTGCAAAGTTTCAGCAGGGAGCTATCACGCGAAAGCCGCTCGTATTTGCAAGCACTCCTCCTGCTAGTCAGCCTGCCATGTATGTTGTTCACGCAGAAGAAGAGGGTTCGCAGAACTTTGCCTTTGGGGCAACGAAGTGGGCGATGTGGTTTGTCCTCGTCATTTATTTCAAGCCGGATGCTTCGAGCGCGGGAATTCCAGACGACATCGCGGACGCGATTCTCGATGGCATCGAAGAGACTCTTTCCGCAGGCCCACAGGCCGAGCGGCAGACTTTAGGCGGCATCGTGACGAACTGCTACATACAAGGCCGGGTCACGATAGGCACTACAGCCGCAGACACGCAGCAGATGTTCATGCTGGTTCCGGTGAAAGTGGACACAGGGATTTAGGAGGCTAGACAATGCGAATAGAATTCGGCGCAGGCAATTTGTTCTTCAATCCTCTCGGCGGCAACATCCCCACGAACGACACGCCGATTCAGGTCGCCACTCTGCAGGACGTGAACATCGAGATCGCGGCGACGATCAAAGACTTGCGCGGGCAATACCAGTTCCCCGACGACACCGCGATTTCAGATCGCAAAATCACCTGGAAATCCGGCTCTGGAAGGTTCGACATCCAAGCCTATAACAACCTGTATTTCGGTGAGACTGCGATCACCACCGGCGGCACTCCGATGGAAGTCAGCGAAGCGCACACTGTCGGGGCCTCGCCCTATCAAGTCACGGTCACCGAATCGGCAGAATTCGTAACCGACCTCGGCGTCTTCTTCGCAGCGACCGGCCAGCGCTTGACGCGCATCCCTTCTGGGACGCCTTCGACCGGGCAATATACGGTGAGCGCAGGCGTCTACACCTTTGCAGCAGCCGACACAACTCTGGCCGTGACGATCAGCTATACGTACACGCTCGTCACCGGGTCGCTCTTGACGGTGAACAATCACACGCAGGGCTTCGGGCCGTTCCTCGAATTGTTCCTGTCGAATCCGTATCAGCCGAATGCCTCTCAGGGCGGCGTCGGAACGATCCCGAACTACGTCCACTTGTACGCTTGCAAGGTCAGCAAGTTGGGATTGCCCTACAAGCGCGCGGACTACCTCATCAGCGACATCGAGGGCGAGGCATACGCGAACTCTGCCGGGAAGGTAATTGACTTCTACGAGGACTAGGGTTATTTTATTTTCGCTTGTTCATGGTTTCTCCGCGAGGGGCGGCGTCTCTCGGCACCGCCTCTCAAAACTCTGCAACACCGCTCGCCAGTAGGACGGCTTAACAAGAGCCGAAAAATCCAAAAAATCGTGAGGTGTGTTTGATGTTGGAAATTCGAGAAATCGAAGTAAACGGCTACAGGCTCAAAGTTCAGGAAATGAACTGGGAGACAGCCGAGAAGTATGTCGAGGGCGGAAAGGCGCTCGCGAATAATTCCGATGCGACGATCAAAGATTGGAACGAGCGAACGATTTCCGTAGTCTTGGAGAATTTGAAAGCGGCGGGCAACGAAGAATGGACTGCCGAGCGATTCAAAAAAGAATTTGGAATGAAGGGAACCAGAAAGATCCTTGAATCTATTCTGGACGCTTCAGGACTGTTGCCGGTCGAACCGGGGGGAGCGAAGGCGGCCTGACTTTAGCCGAACTTCGGGGTCGCCTAATAACTGTGACCGGCTGGACATTCGCGGAGCTTTATGAGCAACCGTTTCGATTGTGCGTTTCTCTTTGCGAATACTGGGAGGATCATCCTCCTCTGCATGAACTCGCAGCGGCATATCTCGGTGTAAAACCGAAGAGGCGCGCATCAGTGGTTGATGCTCTGGAAATAGGCAAAGCGATGAAAGACCTTGCGCCGGGAACCAAAGGCAGATCGAAGTCGAAAGATTTAGCGCCTTTGCATATTCAAGCGATGATCGACGCGGCGAAGAAAGGCAAAAAGAGTGGCTGACGAGAACGTCCTAAAAGTTGGCGCAGAATTTGATGTCGCTCCGCTGATTGCTGGAACGCAACAGGCCGGTGCGGCATTTGACAGCCTCGGGGCCAAGCTGAAACAGGTCGCTGCCGAAGCTGAAGCGTCGGGACAAACCGTAGTCGCGCAAGCAGCGCGATTTATGGCTTCTGGACTAACCGTCAAAGAAACTGCCAGCGCGCTTCAAAACTTCGGGATCAGTGCGAAGGAAGCATCGGCCGCAGCCGAAACAGCAGCCGTGGCAATCGGTGAGATGGGAGATGCCGCAGCGGCCACAGCTCCAAAGCTGGAAACAGCCGCAATCGCTACGACTGGCCTCGATCGGCAGGTAGCAAACATCACCGGACGCGCCGCAGGCGCCACTTTGGGAATGGGATTTCTTGGCGGTGCCATCGGGCGCCTCGCTGCAAGCGTTCCCGGTCTTGGCCTAGCATTCGAGCTCGCATTGCCTGTCGCACTTCTAGCTGCGTTCATTCCCAAGATTGAAGAACTCATACACAAAGAAGAACAAGTGGCCGACGCAGAGCACGCAGTCGCAGAGGCTGCACAGAAACAGAACGATGAAATTATGAAGCTCAACGAGGAATATACCAAGCTGACAGTCGGGCCACTGGCAGCCTACGAACAAGAATTGAGCAACATTCCCTTGCTGAGTCTCAATCTGACGAACGAAACCAAGACGTTGACTAAGGCGCTCGAAGAGGAATCTTCATGGTGGACTATCGTCCGCGCAAAGATGGAAGACTTCTTTGCGGCAAGTTCCAACGCCAAGATTACCGCCTATTCGTCGGACGATGCCGAAAAAGCGATCACCGCCATCAATGTAAAAGTCCTGCAAAACAAAGACGTGTCTGCCGCGATCAACGGAATCGAGCAGGAAATAACCAAAGCCGCGCAAGCGCAGAATGCGGAAATGCAGGAAGGGCGCTATCTTGACGCCCAACGCACCGAACTAGCAATGCGGTCACTGGAAGCTGAAAAAGAGTATCTGATCGCCCAAAAAGAAATCATCGCAGACCAGACTAAGAACAAAGCCGCTGACATCGCCAAAGAAGAACTGGATAACACGCTCAAGAGAATCCAGGCCGAGGAACGGGTACAGGAAAGCATCGCCAAAACAGCCGCAATCAATCAAGAGGAATTGACCGGACAGAAACTTATTGCCGCTGAAGGAATGCCGCAGTTCTCAGTTGATCAAGTTGAAGCGCGTAGGGTAGCGATCAACGCAGCCCTCGAACAGGAACTCACGGACAAGGTTAATGCGGCCTATGCCTCGCTGAAAATCCAGAACGATGAACTAGACCAAGAAGCAGAGTTGTACAAGAAACAGCCGGAGAAATACGAGGAAGTTGTTCGCAAGCAGCGAGAGATCGCCGCCGCGAATTCAGCGGAAGTCGTGAACATCTACAAAACCCAAGATGAAAAGATCGCGGAGAACAACCGCGAAGCTGCGACAAAAAGACGAGACATTCTGGACAAGGAAATCGGAGACGAAATAGAAGCGGCAAAGCGCATGGCCGAATTGCAGGTAACAGAGGCCAGAAACGCCCAAGAACAGATAACCGCCGACGAAAAGCATCAGGCCGAAGTCCGCACAGCGCAGGAAAAAGCATCCCTGTCTGGGTTGAGCGCAGGCCCGATCACGGAAGCACTTAAAGACATTTTCAACGATGAACAACTGAAAAACTACAACGCTGAATTAGAACGAATGCGAGAAGAATTTGGCGCGGTGCTGATTACGGTTGCTCCATTGAAGGCCATTCTAGCCAGCGGCGGGATTCTCACCCCGGAACAAATCGAAACGATGCGCGCTGGCGAAGAAGTTATGAAACAGATACAGGCGACAATGGGACAAATACAGATCAAGCAAATCGAACTCAAGTCCACGATGCTGTCCTCTTGGCAGGAAATCGAACGCGCCATGCAGAACGCCATGCAGAGAGGCGCGGACACGTTCAATCAGCAATTTATCAAGATGATCTATACCGGCCAATCGTTCGCCAGGACGATGATCAACGTATGGAACAGCATGGCTGAGAATTTCATAAACGCCGTCTTGAAGATGGTCGAGCAGTGGATTGCCGCAGAGATTCTGAAACTGGCAGCGACACAGACCGCAAATCAGACCGCCACGGCTTCATCTTTGGCGGAAAATGCGATTCAGAGACTCGATAGCGCAAAAACTGCAGCAGCGAAGGCGATGGCGAGCGTCGGATTCCCTCTTGATTTGGTTGTCGGGCCTCTGGTGTTTGCCGCGGCCCTCGCATTCAAAGAGGGCGGACTCGTTCCCGGTTCGGCCAGCACAGCGATGCCGATCATCGCGCACGGTCAAGAAATGGTTTTGCCTGCTCCGATTTCAACGGCTCTTCAGGGAGCGATTCCAGCGATTAACACATTCAATGCTTCCGTTCCAAGCGGAGGATTGAGCGCGGGCGGGAATAGGATAATTAACAATCGCGTCGCCATTCACATCAATCATCAGGGCTCCAACATGTCGCACGAGGATATGGTGAAAGCTGTGAAGATGGGCATCCGCAAAGGCCAGATCGGAGCGGCGCGCTTCTAATGTCCAATTCAATCTATCCGACAGTGAAAGGTCTGACTTGGACGGTCACGAAGACGCCGAAGTTTAATTCCATCGTTCAGACTGCCGCAAACATGGCGGAAGTCAGAATCGCTCAGTCTCAGAACCCGATCTGGACGTGGCAACTTATCTACGAATATCTCTACGATAATTACTACAGCCCGAACAATACACAGCCCTATTCTCCGCAGACTGACCTCAGAGAATTGATGGGCTTCTGGCTCGAACATCAAGGGCAGTACGACGATTTCCTTTTTGACGATCCTTCAGACGACTGGATCGGGCCGCAGATTTGGAAAGCGCGATGGGATTTCAATCCAGCTCAAATCATCATAGATTCCGCCGGGCACGCGCAAAAGTGGAGCGGTGGAATAACCGGATTGACGATTCCAACTTTCAATCACAGCGGAGGCAGCGTTTCGGACGGCACCGGCTCATGGGCAGATCAGGGAGTCTTCCCCGGCAACACGGCGCAATATCTGGACACGATCAACGATGGGATGCCGACGCCGACTTACTACTCACCCATTCAAAGGAACATGGGGAGCCTCTTCCAAGAGGACGTGACGGATCTGAATACCAGCATCAATCCTCTGCGAGTCTGGGCCGGAGGGACGCTTAAAACGCCATCGGTGGACTATACCGTAGCGGGGCCAGGGCTTTCGATTCCCGGTTATGCGTACTCTGGGCTCTATCTCGACTGGGGTGCATCGGCGCCAGCTTCTCCGGTCACGATAGCCTGTAACTTCTACTTCCGGGTCAGATTTGCCAGTGACAGCCAAGACTTCGAACAGTTTATGCAGCAGTTATGGACAATCGGCGGCGGTGGCGGGAAGAACGGCAGCGGCACGCTAGAACTCATCACAGCGCGCCCAGCGACGGCGTAGGGCGCTTCTAGCGGTTCTGGTATCTATAGATGGCTATCTTCACAACGCAGGCCAGCAGCCCGGCTACTATTAGCGCTGCCACGATGTTGTGAGCGATGCCAGCAAGATTTAAGTCGAAGGGCATGGTCAGAGAGTGCGCTCTTGCGGAATGGCTGTCAAGCGAACGGAAGGCGAACGACGTTCCACGTGGAACATCTAAAGTAAAACATGAGACAAGTCCTCAGCGGAAGCGGAGTTGATACCACGGCGACGGTCGCGGCCTATCTTGCGGCCGGAAATAAGTTCAAGCTGGCCGATATTTACCTGATTGGCGACTACGACGACCCGCAGGCCGTACGGCTGACGAATTGGGAAGCTCCGCTTGACTACCCCATTTGGGGCAAATTCCTGCCCGCAGTGGTCACCCGCGGCGACATCGAATCGAAGATCGGCCTCGAAGTATCAGACCTCGAGATCAACTGGACTCCGGTGCTTTCAATCCCTACCCAGAGCATCGCGACGGCAAACCCCTACCAGCTTGCTCAAATCGGATTCTTTGACAACAAGCTCGTCAGATGTTGGACGGTGTTCATGCCGACGCCCGGGGATGCAAATACTTATGGGGCTTGCGCGATGTTCGGGGGGCGGATCGGGCAGACAGAAGTTAAGCGAGGGAATATCAAGTTCACCGTAAACAGTTTCCTCGATGTTGTGAACGAAATGGTGCCGACGCAGGTTATCGAACTGAACAACGCAACGGCAGGATATGCCGGAGCCACACCGCCGCCAGGAGTGGCGTCAGTCCCTCAATTCGAAGATAGCAGGCAGTA